CTACTATTAATATCATTATTTTCATTATTATAATAATTTTGTAATAAAATAAAATTATTATTATGATTATTATTATTAATATTATTTATATGATTTATTTGATTATTAGTAATAATTCCGCTGCTTTCAGTTTCGATAAAGTTATTAATTGAATTTATTACATTTTGTGTAAATATTCTTTTATTATTTTCATCTTCAATATTTGAATCATTTATATTTGTTTCATATTTTTCAACATTATTATATATTTTTTCATTTTCTAATTTTTGTAATAATCCTTGCATTCGAGTTGATATTTTTACTTTATATTCATTTCTATTTTTTTTATTATTATTAAAATTAAAATTGCTTTGATGATTATTTAAATTTTTAGTGCTATGAAAAGAAATTTTGTTATAATTATTATAATTAAGAGCCGTATTTATTTGACTTTGAAATAATTTCAAATCTTTTTTTTCATTTTTTAGTTCCAGTAATTTTTCTTTATTTTCATTTGTTACATTTATATATTCATTGTTATAATTATTATAATTATCTCTTTTTTTCTTTATATTATCAATGAAATCGTTTAATTCATAAAAATAATTTGATTCTTTATTTCTATGTGAACTCTGCTTTAATTTATTAAGTCTTTCAATGTCTCTATTTATCATTAAAGAATAAATATTTTTATTCTCTTTCATTTGCTGCTGCTTTTTCTCATTATTATTTTTATGATTATTTGAAGTTTGATTTTGGCTTAAATATATATAATTATTATCTTTCTTGTTTTCAAAATTTTTGAAAATAAATTCATTTTTATTATTTGGTTTATTAGATTTAACTATATTTTCATTATCCTTTTGTCTTTTAGAGCTTTCTAATGCTCTATTATTAAACTTCTTTTCTTTCTCTTGATTATTAATTTTAATAAATTTTTTTGTTTTGTTGGTTTCTTCAATAGTTTTATATGGATGTATCTTATTATTCTCATTATCATTGATATAAATATTTAAATTATTATTTGCATTACAATCAGTCTTTATTTGTTTTTCTTTTTCATTTAAATTTTCTTCTACTATCTTTATAACATTTGTTTCTTCAATAATATCATTGGAAATATCATTTTGAGTATTTATAGTATTATTTGTGTTGTTATTTTTATTTATACTATCAATATTATTATCTTTTATATTTTTATTCAAAGAAATGTCATTATTTTTTATTGTTAATTCTTCTTTATCTTTTAAAAAATTAATATTATCTTCTTTTTCTTCGTTATTATTTGCTTCAACATATCTATTCATATCATTATTTTTATTTTCGTTATATTTAATATTAAACTCTTTTGAATTAATATTTTCATTTATATTTTTGTTATTGTTCTTTTTGATTTTATTTCCTATATTTTTATTTGTACTATTATTTTTATTGAAGTCATTTCTAAATGATATGCTAATATTAACAGGATTAGTATCATTTGAATTTTGTTTATTATTTTTGCTTTGAAATAAAGTTGAAATTTGGTTATTATCTTCTCTAAGTGGTCTTTTTTTAACATATGTATTAATACTGTTTTTTAATTTATTATATTTATTTTTATTTATTATTTCAAAATTTTTTTCAGGTATCATTTCAATTTTCCTACTTTTAGTGATGTTTATGCAACTATTGTGAGATTTCTTGCAGAAGATTATCCAGACTGGTGGACAGTTGGAGTCACAGCGCAAGAGCCTTACCGCTATTTTGGGTCAGGCTTCGTATGCCAACGACCTCTATGCCAAAATTCAGAAGTTGGCTGTGCAGTCGCCATTCGGTGTCGTGCAGTTGGATCAGTATTCTAAGAACCTCAGTGCCTTCGGCTTCCAATACAACGAACTCTTTGATATGACGAAGAGACTTGCTGATATTGCAGCAGGTACGGGCACTGACTTCGGACGACTGGCTCTTGCTATCGGTCATGTCAGAAGCGAAATGGCACTCACGGGTTATACCCTGCGTCAGTTCGCTATGGCTAACGTGCCGATGCTGAAAATGCTTGCTGAGAATCTTGGTGTCACTACCCAAGAGATCAGAAAGATGGTTCGTGAGAAGAAGGTTAGCTACGAAGACGTTGTTAAGGTTCTCAAAGACCTCACCGACGAGGGCGGCATGTTCTACAACATGCAGGAAACCATGTCTGAGGCTGTGAGCGCAAAGTTCAAGAACCTGAAAGACTCGATGAATATTATGTACGGTCAGATGGCAGAGTCACTTATCGGTGACGTGCTGAAGGGTATAGCAAAGGGGCTTACCGAGGTTACGAAGCGTTGGCAGAGTTTCGGTACGGTCATCTTCACCACTGCTGCCTTACTTGGAACGTACAAACTCTATATGCTCGCCGTTAATCGCGGCATCCAGAGCCAGACCACAAGCCTCCTTACCAACAAAGTCGCTACGCAGACGTTGACAGCAGAGCAGGTGAAGCACCTCGCCGTAACCAACCAGATTACCCGTGCCGACCTCGCCAATGCCGTCGCTACGGGAAAGCTGTCATTTGAGCAGGCTAAACTTGCAGCCGAATACTTTGCACTTGACAAGGTAATGCTGAAGAATGTTGCGAGCATGAAGCAGTATCAGATGGCAATGAGGGGCGTGAGCAGCAGCGGCTTCGTTGCAGCCCTCACTAACCCTTGGACTGCTGCTTTGATCGCTTCTGAGGCTGTACTTGGTTCTTATATGGCTTATAAGCAGTGGAGTGATAGTATCTATCAGGACGTAGAGACCTATATCGAGCGTGCGAAGACAGCCAACGAAGAGATAGGCAAATATCTCGACTCCGCAAGCAAGCCAACCGAGGAAAAGGATCTCTCTGCTGAGATTGAGCAGATGAAGACCATCCTCAAAAACTCCGAACTCTACACCGAGGAATTGCAGAAGCAGGTTGACCTCGCTCCTAATCTCAGCAGCGAATACGACGTATTGATTGCTAAGATGAAGGAGGTCAATAGTCAACTTGCTCAGTCTGGTGTCAATGCTGCTGCCGTTGCAGAGATTATTAAAGCAAGTAGCGCAGAGTTTGGCGGTTGGGATTGGGCTAAACTGCTGACATTCGGAGCATGGGACGTTGCTGAAGGCGATAATTCTTGGGATAGATTCTTTGAGTGGATCACCAACGAAGACATCAATGCCAATGTTGAGGACATGCAGAAATCTGCCGATGCCCTCAAACGTGTCATTGCAGGAATGGGCGAATATCGCAGTGCTATGGAAGGTGCGGTTCAGACCATGATAGAAATGTACGGCTATACCGAACTCGCCAATCTCCCATTCGACGAGCAGATCCAATTGATTGCCGAGAACAAGACGGCTTGGTCTGATTTTACCTATATTGTGGGTCAGAGTTCTACGGAATTCTACAAACACGCCAACCTTTTAAGGGATGCAGCCCGTGAGGTTAGCGACGACTGGATTGAAATCGCAGAGGATGACGTGCCAAAAATGATGGCGAAAATGCAGAAGGAATTCGGCTTCGAAAACAGAACGGCAGAATTCCGTCAGTGGGCGCAGGAAAATGAGGGCATTTTCAGCGGTATGCTCGACATCATGCTCGCCAAGGCCAAGGAGCGTTCGCCTCAGATTGCCCAGAAAATCCGTGATGCCGTCTTGGGTTGGATTAATGGCGTTGCTCCAGAGAAGGAAGAAGAGACTGCTGAACACCGTGCAGAGAGACACCTCCAAGACATTATCACGCGTCGTAATGCCATTAGAAAGAAATCTGGTCGTGAAGGCGAGAACGCGAAATCGACCCTTAATTCCTTTGCGAGAAGCAAGGGTATGGGCGACAATTATTTCGGTGACACTTTCGTCGCAGAATATTTCAAGAGCGGTCAGGGCTATTCCTCCGGCTTCGAGGCCATCCAGAAAGCATACAAGAAAACCTACGAAGCAATTGAGGCTGCAAAGAAGGTCAACGATCAGAGGACTATTGCCAACCTGACAAAGACATTCAATCAGCTCGATATGGCCATGGATGCCTTTGGTCTGGATAAAAAACGTAGCGGATTGTTCCCGAAACAGAACAAGAACGAGCAGGACGAGGTTGCAAAGGCAATCCGTGAGCGCGTTAGGATCGTGAAGGAAGCCGCTGATTCCTACCAGTATTGGCGCAAAGCCGTTGGCGACGAAAATGCCTTCGCCCATGTACGTGACGAATTCGGCGAAATTCTCGGTGAGGAAAATCTGAACTCGGATAACGTCGGAAAACTCCGCGAAAATCTCCTCGGTCTTCGTGCCGAACTGGAGAAGCGTCCGAAGAGCAAGCCCGTTCTTGAAGGTCTGAAGGAGATTGACAAGGAACTGGCTCAGTTGGATCGTAAGGATTTCGAAAAAACATCAGAGGAATTTGCCTCAAAGGTTAAACTCGAAATCGACAACCTCACACGCGCATGGGAAATATTCAATAATGTACGCCAGGCTACTGGCGATGTCGAACTCGCTGTGAAACTCAGCGGTGTTGACTACAGCAGCGGCGGTACTCAGAATCTCGCTGATTCTCTCCGCGAAAAACTCAACAAGGAATTCAGTGACATCGGCTCTGCCATAGATTTCGACATAAATCTCAGCGACGAAGAGATCGAGAAACTTATCAAGGGTCTTGTTCCGCAGGGAGCGCAGACGAAAATCAAGGGACTCGTCGAGCAGTATTCGAAGTGGAGGGATTTGCAGCGTGACGTTCTGAAAAACGACATCAATACATTTGCTACCCTTATTGAAGATGCAGAATCCCTTCAGCAGAAACTCGGAAAAATCACCGACCAATACAACGAGCAAGTTAAGTCGTTGGAAAGACTGAGAAATCTCGGCGTGAATAATGGCGGCATTTCTCAGCAGGATTACGATAAGGGTGTTAAGAACGCTCAGAACGAGCGGAATCTGCAATACCTGAAAGAGACTGTTAATGCCGTCAATTGGGGCGACACCTTTAACGGTATCGGAAATGTTCTGTCCGTCTCTGTTAAGGAATTGTATAGTCAGATAATGAATGAAATCCGCTCCAATAGTTTCAAGCAGATGGATAAGAGCCAACAGAAGGCTTACATGGATCTGGCAAAACAACTCCGTGACAGCGGTGGCGCAACTTCAACAAGCCCGTTCAACATCAAGGCATGGGCTGACGTTGGCGATGCCGCAGAGAGATACAGAAAATCCGTCAACAAACTCGTTGCCGCTATTGAGAAGAGACTTAAAGCCGAGAAGAGGGCTGAAGAACTGAGAAAACTTATTTCCTCCTCTGATATTAGTGACGAGGAAAAGGAGAATGCCAAGCAGCTCCTTGAACACGTTATGAAGACCATTGACGAGGCACAAAAGGAAATCGACGATTCTCAGGGCGATGCTAATCAGGCAGGCGAAGAACTCAACGATGCAAGTAAAAATGCAGCAAAAGGTCTTCAGGATTTCTCTTCTGTTTTGGG